TAAGTGTACACTATAGTGAGCAAAGCGAAGCTATTTCTTGTACAATAAATCCATTGACAATGGCTAAAAAATCCGTAAAACTATACACAGACAACGTTCTTGACGAGTTCTATCGTCATGTACTGGACAATAATCTGGAGAATTTGCATATTCCTCACAGTGATGTCTTCTACGTACGTAATGCATTGGAGATGCGCTACAATCGTAAGTTCACATTGCAGGAAGTTGAACGTGCAATGATCGCTGAAGGTTGGAAAGATGCCTGAAAAAGATTCACGATTGGAACGTGCTGGTGTAAGTGGGTACAATAAGCCCAAAAAGACACCCAATCACCCTACCAAATCTCACGTAGTTGTGGCAAAAGAAGGTGATAAGGTCAAGACTATTCGATTCGGGCAGCAGGGTGTCGCTGGTGCTGGCAAGAATCCGTCTACTCCCGCAGAGAAAGCTCGTCGTAAGAGCTACTATGCGCGACACAATGCACAAGACCCTAACCCGAGTAAGCTAAGTGCTCGCTATTGGTCACACAAAGTCAAATGGTAAAGGAATAATACTATGGCTAAAGAAGATGCTGCTTGGCTGAAAGCACTTAAGGCGGAAGCTAAGCGTCTCGGCAAGACTGTCCACGAACTTCTTGTCGAAAAGAACATGGTTAAAGCTATGAAAGAAGGCAAGATGAAAGCTGCCAAAGGTGGTATGGTCAAACCTGCTGCTAAAAAGAAGATGTGAGGCATTTGTGATGTCTATCATTGGTAAACTTGCCCGCACTGTAGCCCGTAAAGCTGACGATATGCCCGCTCGTACTCGTCGTCGTGATACTCCTGAACGTGCAGAAGCTGAGCGTAAGGCTGCAGTAGAGCGTGAGCGTATTAAGAAGAACAAGACAGAAGCCATGACTACACAGCGTAAGGGCAGTATTGCTACCAGTATGGCTGTCAGTGGTGAAGATATTCGTCAAGCTAAGACTGCTATCGAGTTTGATAGGATGCAGCGTCGTATTGATGACATGCCTGAGGGTAATGCTAAGAAGATGATGCAGGGCCTGCTTGATCGTCAGCGTAATCAGTTTGAAGGTATGCAGGCACAAGAGGTTGATCGTGGCTCCATGCGTTCTGCTATTGCTGCCAGCAATCGTCGTGAGTTCAAAGGCACTAAGCCGTCTACTGATCTAGAGGAAATTGCAGCTATGCGTCGTCGTATTATGGAAAAAGCTGGTGAAGGTAAGGCCAAAGGTGGCATGATGACTAAGAAGTATGCCAAAGGTGGCTATGCCAACTGTGGTGCCTCTATGCCTGCCACTCAAGCTTCCACTAAAGGCGTTACTAAAAAGTAATGTGGGTGCTAGTCATCCTTCTGTGTCATACTATTGCAGCACCATCCTGTGAAGTACGCCTGTATAACAAGACGTTCTTTGAAGATTCGGTGCTGTGTCTGGCGGAAGGTACTGCAACCCAAAGTGCTCTTGCTGAAAATGGTATAGCTGCCGCTGCCTATTGCTTTGATGTTACTGTTATCGGTAATAATGAGCAGGTAGCACCTAATCTGTAGCCAATATTACTGAAAAGGATAAGGCAATGCCCCTTACTAAAAAAGGTGAGAAGATTAAAGCTGCCATGAAGAAAGAGTATGGCGCTAAGAAAGGTGAGCAAGTGTTCTATGCCACCGAGAATAAAGGCAAGATTAAAGGCGTAGTTAAGAAAGGCAAATGAAATGGCTAAAGCCCCTACATTTAAGTCACTAAAAGCTGCTGCTGAAGCTGGATATCACGGCAAGTCTGTGAACATTGAAGGTAAGGGGCTGCAAAAGGTAGCCTTTGCTGACAAACAATATGACAAAAAGATGGCTAAGCTTAGTGCCGATGCATCTAAAAAGGGTTCTGTGATTGTGCCGCCTATGCGTCCAGCTTCTGGAACACTTATCGGTGGTCCCGCTATTGCAGAAATGAAGCCGTCATCTACTAAGTCTCAACGTACTATGGCTACACGTACACGTAATAAGATTACTGAAACTAAACTTACGTCTGATCCAGTTCTGGCTCGTATACAAAAAACTCTTGATCGCAAGAAAGGTAAATAAAATGGCTAAAGCTCCTATGTTTAAACCCTGTGCTAAGTGCCCCAACCCTGCCAAATGCAAAGCTGCTGGCAAGTGCATGGCTAAAATGGGCAAGAAGTAATGACTCCTGAACAAATAGCTAAATTGTCCAATATGGGCTACATCGTCGTCAATCACGGCGAGATCGTAATGGACATTCACAAGAATGTGGTAGTGAAAAAGACTGCCGATGGCATCTACACTAGCCACATCCCTGAAGTACAAGAAGTGTTTGCCACCCCTGTTGATGTAGAAATTCATGGCCCATTTGACAGTGCTATGGATGTACTGGTCCGTGCCCGTGATGAGAAGGGTGCATTCATTGCTGATGATCCTGCTACCCCTGATGTCAACGAAGCATGGATCAAGAAGGCTGTCAAGAAAGTTACTCGTAAGAAATGAGCCTTACATCTTATCCTAAGTACACCTACATTGCTGAAGGGGATGGTAACGTAAATCTGTACGGCACCGCCCTTGACGCATTTGGGCGTATTAGGACCAGTGATCCGTTCACTATCTTCGACAGCCAGAATCGCTACGTAAAAGACCCGCAGTTTAATGAAGCCCTCACTGGTAGTGGCACTGCTACACATGTTCCCAATGAAGGTGTAGTTGATCTAGATATTACAACTGCCAGTGGTGATAAGGTTATCCGTCAGACTAAGCGTAGGTTTCCGTATCAGCCCGGAAAGTCACTGCTTGTGTTGATTACTGCTGTGTTCTCTGCAGCACAAAGTAATCTCCGTCAGCGTGTAGGCTATTTTGATACAGACAATGGCCTGTTTCTGCAACTAGATGATACCGAACTTAGTTTTGTTCTACGATCCTATGTAACAGGCTCTGCGTCTGATGCACGTAAGGTGGCTAAGTCAAGTTGGAACTATGACAAGTTTGATGGTACTGGCCCCTCTAAGCTAACACTCGATATTACAAAGGCACAAGTTGTGTTCTTTGACTTTGAGTGGTTGGGTGTAGGCTCGGTTCGTTGTGGCTTTGTGATTGATGGCAAGTTCCACATTGCTCATGTCTTCCAAAACGCTAACAATCTTTCTACGACCTACATGACTACAGCTATTCTGCCTATTCGTGTTGAGATTGAGGCTAAGGCTGGTCTTGCTAGTGCTGCAAAGCTAAAACAGATTTGTTCTACTGTTATCTCAGAAGGTGGCTACGAACAAAAGACTGCTATGCAATGGGCACGTATGACAACTGCTACTTCGCTCAGCACATCCTTTGAACCGCTTGTGAGCATTAGACTGAACGCAAGTAGGCTTGGTGCTGTAGTCCTACCTGCACGTTATGTAGTACTTCCACAATCTGCTCCTGCAGACTATGAAGTTGCTCTTATTAAAAATGCCACACTTACTGGCGCATCATATACTACTGGCACATTTACTAATGTTGATTATGATTTAGCAGCTACAGCACTTAGTGGCGGCACTATAGTTGATCTTGCGTATCTTTCTTCGTCTAATCAAGCAGGCGGAAACATTGAACAACCTATTATTTACAACTTCGATCTGCAACTCGGTGTGACCCTAGGCGGCACAAGTGATGTTTACTCACTTGCAGCAAGGGGCCTCAGCGGTACGCCTAATATCATTGGTGCCCTTGCATTCTGGGACTTGACTGACTGATGCAATCTAATCGTAAAAAACGCACACTAGCATTGGAGTTAGGTACAACTAACTCTGATATTTACACATGTCCAGATAGGTATGATGGCGATGTTAACAGCATCATTGTCTCTAATGCTACCGCTAATGTTGTTACTGTCAGTCTCGATTGGTACGATGCTGCTAGTACTACCTATTACACAATCATGGAACAAGTTCAGCTCAAGCCTTATTCGTTGGTTCAGCTAACTGAGTATCCGTTGTTCCTGCGTAAGCAAGACAAGATTCGTGGACTTGCAAGCGTAGTGAGTGCGGTTACTGTCACAGTGGCTGTAGAAGAACATCTTAACAGCGTAGGCTTTTGATTATTGCATATGGGGTTTGCATTCTTATATCTAGTGTGCTATAACTAGATATGATATAACTGCTCTCAATGGGCAAGTGCCCATTCAAAGGAGAACAGTTATGCTAAACTACATCAAGTCCGTATGGGACGCCATTGTTGAATATCAAGAGAAACGCGCTACACTTTACGCCCTATCACGCTTGAGTGATAAAGAACTGGCCGATATCGGTCTTCCGAGACATAGGATTTATGAAGTGGTATTCGACGATGAAACAGGCAAAGTCCAAAGTCAACGAAGCTGGGAACTACACCAAGCCTGCAATGCGAAAGCAATTGTTTGAGAAGATCAAGGCTGGTGACAAAGGTGGTAAAGCGGGTCAGTGGTCTGCACGTAAAGCGCAGATGCTGGCCCGTGAATACAAAGCATCTGGTGGTGGATACAAGTAATGGCACTTGCTAAATCACAGAAGTCACTCAACGAGTGGACAAAGCAGAAGTGGCGTACTAAAAGTGGTAAGCCTTCCACCCAAGGCTCAAGTGCTACAGGTGAGCGATATCTTCCTGAAGCTGCCATCAAAGCAATGCCTGCATCGCAGTACGCTGCGTCTAGTGCAAAGAAACGAAAAGATACAAAAGCTGGCAAACAGTTTTCTAAACAGCCCGAACAGGCAGCTAAGACTGCTAAACGTTTTAGGTAAATTCGACTAACTGTTTGCTAGAGATATGCAATGGACCCTATATCTATAATAGCTGCGGCTACGACAGCTTTTAATGCACTCAAGAAAGGCATTGAAATTGGTCGAGAACTGCAAGATATGGGTGGTCAGCTATCTCAATGGGCTTCCGCTATTAGTGATCTTGAGTTCCTTGAAAGACGAGTCCAGAACCCGCCGTGGTACAAAGCGTTTAGTTCTAGTGTTCAAGCAGAAGCAATAGAGATATTTGCAGCTAAACACAAAGCGCAAGCCATGCGTGACGAATTGAAGCAGTACGTACAGTTCTCACATGGACAGTCTGCATGGAACGAACTGCTGGCTATTGAAGCCAAGATACGTGTGCAGCGACAAGAGCATGAGTATCGCAAACAAGAGATAAAAGATAACATCATATCTGGTGTGCTCTTGTTCCTGTCGCTCACAAGTATCACCGCTATGCTTACGTTATTTATTATGGTCTACGTGTCCTATGGTAATTGATTTCGACATCAACAAAGACGGCAAAGTGTCTCCAGAAGAAGTAGAACGTCGTGAGCGTATGCTTGAACTGGAGTTGCGTGAGGAAAAAGCAGACGCACAGAAACACATGGCATGGGTTGCAATGGCAGCTATGATTGTGTTCAGTGCAATCCTGTTTAGCCCGATTGTTACAGATGAGCGTGTGTCTGCACTGGCCGATCTGTTGGGTCTGTTCTACATCGCACAGACAGGCGTAGTTGCTGCATACATGGGTGCCACTGCCTACATGTCGAGCAAGGCATCTGTATCCAGTCGCAGTGCCGCAATGTCGGGAAGTGAAAAGGATTACTGATGGCCGAGTCTAACTTTGAACGAGTGATGCGTGAAATCTTCCACCATGAAGGTGGATATGTAGATCATCCTGCCGATCCGGGCGGTGCTACAAACAGGGGTGTCACGTTTGCTGTTCTTCAATCTTGGCGCGGTAAGCCGATTACAAAGCAAGATGTCAAAGACCTTACAGAAGAAGAGGCAATGGACATCTATCGTATGAACTACTGGCGTCCTACCAAATGCGATCAACTGCCCGCTGGTGTTGATCTTGTTATGATGGATGGCTCTGTCAACTCTGGCATTGGTCGTGCGCCTAAGTGGATTCAACTTGCTGTTGGCGTTGAGCCTGATGGTAAGATTGGTCCCATGACTATTGCTGCAATTAATGATGCTGATCCAATAAAAGTTATTGACACTGCCCTTGATGCTCGGCTAAACTTCTTGCAGCGGCTTAAGCATTGGGAAACTTTTGGCAAAGGCTGGAAGCGTCGTGTCGATAGCGTACGTCAAGTTGCTAAAGACATGGCTAAGTAGTGGGCAAGTGGCTTGTAGTATTTCTATTCCTGTCATCCTGCTCTGGCCTTCCATTAGGATTGCTAACAGGTGGTGGTGGCACTAATGCCGCTGCGAATGTTCAGGCAGGCAAGACCAACAATCAAACTGTTGGCATGTCTGAACAGACATCTCAAGAGATTAAAGTAGAAACAGTACAGGGTACTATTCAGCAAAGCAAAGATAGCAACAGTGTTCGCACAGAACGAGTAGAAAACCTAACGATCAACCAAATACCTGTATGGGCTATTCTATTGATACTGTTGGGTTGGATACTTCCTACACCACAACAAATGGTTAAAGAAGTAATGCAATGGTTTGGTTTTGCAAAACACAAACAAAAGTATAGGTAACATATGGCACGTGAACTTACAGATAAGCAAAAGGCTTTCCTTGAGCACCTCTTCGATGAGGCTAATGGTGATCCGCTTGTAGCCAAACGGCTTGCAGGCTATTCGGAATACATGCGTACTTCTGAAATCGTCAACAGCCTTAAAGATGAGATCATGGAAGCTACGCAAATGTATATGGCACGTAACGCTCCTAAAGCTGCCATGTCGCTTGTCGGTGCTCTGAAAGACCCTACTGAACTTGGCATTCGTGACAAGATGAGTGCAGCCAAAGAACTGCTGGATCGTACTGGTCTGGTTAAGGTTGAGAAGATGCAAGTTGAAACAAAAGGTGGTGTCATGCTGATGCCTCCTAAAAATGCACACATAGAAGATGATGAATAGAACTGTAGGTAAATGGACGCTACCACAACCACTCGGACTGAAAGATGAAAATGAGTGGCTACCTGTTCCAAAGATTGCACGTACTATTCCCTTTGGCTATCAAGTCGATCCAGATGATGAGCACGTACTACTGCCTATCAAGAATGAATTGGACTTGCTTGAGAAGGCTAAAGACTATCTGAAACAGTACTCATATCGTGAAGTAGCTAACTGGTTAAGCAGGAATACTAACAGATATATATCGCATGTAGGCTTGAGAAAACGAATAGACGATGAGCGTAGAAGAAAAAACAAAGCTGGAATCTATCGCAGATGGCACAACATTGCGAAAGCGGCGCTCGCCAAAGCGGATGAACTCGAACAGAAACGCCTCAACGCGAAAGCAAACACCGACGAAAGTGGAAGCGGCACCGAAGCCGGAAGCACCTGAGATTATTCGTATCGACAGTGAGACACTTCCCGAAGAAGAATACAACGTTGTCTTCAAGCCTAATGCTGGTCCGCAGACTGAGTTCCTTGCTGCTGCTGAACGTGAAGTACTGTATGGTGGCTCTGCTGGTGGTGGTAAGTCGTATGCCATGCTTGCTGATCCACTACGCTACATGGGCCATCCTGCATTCAGTGGACTGCTTCTGCGTCATACTACAGAAGAACTGC